GGCCGATGATTGCAGTACGTCAGGGGACACTCACGCTGTCGATGCCAACTAAGCAGTTTCGTGATGACATTATTGGCGGCAAGATTCAGCATAGTGGCAACCAGCTAATGCAGATGGCCGCGATGAACGCTGTTTTAATGTCAGATAATAACGGCGTCCGCATCAACAAGAACAAATATAGCAACAAAATCGACATGATTGATGCGATTTTAGACGCTTACGCTATCGCATTTACTGAAGACGTGGACAATTATTTGAACGATGAATCAGTCTTTAGTGACGATTTTGGATTTTAGGGAGGGTAGTCAGTGGATATAAATGCAATGCTGGATGTTCGTGAATCATATCAAGCACCAACCGCGTTAATGAATGTGCTATTAGATGACAGTAAGCGCACTGACTTCGTACAAAAATATCGCGACAGCCTACCCGACTTAGATCGCGAACACCTCCGTGAATACTTCATGGAGTCACAATCTGATCGTAAAGGCGACAAGCAAGACTACACTCCCGATTCAATTGGCGAGATTATAGCCGGCATTCTTGGCAAGCGTGACCGCGTCCTTGATATTGCGGGTGGCATTGGCGGTCTAACCATTCATCAATGGTCCGCAGAACATGAGGGTGCATACGTTGTTGAGGAAATTAGTAGTGCTTCACTGCCGTTCCTGCTGTTGAATCTGCTGGTGCGCCACGTCGATGCGGTTGTGATTCACGGGGACAGCCTAGAACGCGTTGCTAAGACGATTTACCGCATAGATGGTGAAACGCTCACGGAGCTACCTAAGACACCGGAAACACTCGAAAAATTTGCTTTACGGAGGTGGGTTGATGAGTTATGACGCAGTGATTAGCAACCCACCGTACTCGCTCAAATGGAGCGCTGACCCGTCGCTGTCAATTGATGGCTACCCAGTGGCACCGAAAAGCAAAGCCGATTATCAATTCGTTCTTGAGGGATTGAGCCAGTTAGATGATGACGGCGTTGCTGTTTACGTTTTGCCTCACGGCGTTTTGTTCCGTGGATCGGCAGAAGAAAAAATACGCAGCCGTTTGATTGATGAAAACCATTTAGATGCGGTTATCGGACTACCTGACCACTTATTTGATGTGACTGGAATACCGGTGTGCTTGCTGATTTTGAAGAAACACCGCGATACAACCGACGTGTTATTCATTGACGCAGGCCGCGAGTTCGAGAAGTCTAAGAATAAGAACCTACTCAAACCGGAGCACGTCGCCAAAATAGTGAAGACGTATCAAGAGCACCGAGAAATCGACAAGTACGCGCATATCGCTACCCTAGCCGAAATTAAGGAGAACGGGTACAACCTAAATATTCCGCGCTATGTTGACACCTTTGAACCCGAGCCAGTGGCCTCGCTCACTGAAATCATGAATGACTTAGTCGAAGTTGATGCTGAGATTGCTCACAATAATCAGGAACTCGCAACGATGATGAAAGACTTACGAGCGGCAACACCAGAGGCGCAAGCCGAACTTGACCGATTCAATAAATTCTTTGGCAAACGTGCTAAGCAGAAGCGAGAGGAGCAACTCACACTACTATGATTGACTTTCATACTTATGAGCGAGTGAAACTTGAAGACGTTGCTGAATATGGGCGCGCTAAGGCGGGACATGTATATCCGGCTGGCACAAGTACGCTACAAATATCGGCAACTAAAGGCCAGATCGGGTTCTTAAATGTTGCATCACAAGTTGAATCTAAGCTAGCCGTCATCATTCCACAGTCAGGCATTGACCCGCGGTACTTCAACTATGTCATGCAGAAAAATGTTGATTTGTTCATGAGCCGATATAAGGCGGATATTAATATACAAGAATCTGATATTGGCAATTTCCCAATTGAAGTTCACAACAGCGACACTCAGGCCGCAGTGGTCACAATCATGTGGGAGTTAGATGCCAAGACTGATGAGGCACAGCATGAGCTCGATGTGATGCGTGACTTCAAGCAGACGATGCTTGACAAGATGATGATTTAGGGAGGCGACAAAATGGGCGAAAAACTCCAATTTATAGGCCGTTGGCTAACCATAAATGCTGGGATTCTTATGCTTCTGCTGGCGTTCGTAGCGATTATTACAGCGTCTTTCATCATCTCAATAGTGGTGGGCCTGTACACACTTGGAGGCTTGCTTTTAGTGCTAGCAATCATCATTTTACTGCCGGAAAGGGGGTGATAAATAATGAAGCTATTTCGCAGTATTGATTATGCGACCAATGCCGACCCGCACTGGGCTGGCAGTTTGCTCGATGAGGGCATCTTGCCGTCCACACGCGGTGGCTACACTGGTATTGGTGCATTGCGCAACTCGGACGTGCTGACGGCTGTTTCGATTATCGCGGGTGATATTGGTCGGTTCCCATTAGTCGTGGAAGACCGCAAGAACGACAAAATTATCTCACTGGAAAACGTCGAATACTTGATGAACACCAAGGCGAACAGCCGCCTGACTGCATACCAGTGGAAGTTCAGCATGGCGGTGAACGCAATCCTATCTGGTAACGCGTATTCGCGGATTGTGCGTGACCCGCTGAGCGGTGAACCAGCGATGTTTGAGTTTTACGCACCATCGCAGACACAGATTGATGACAACGACCCCGCACACATCGTGTACCGATTCACGCCATACAATTCAGGCGTGCAGAAGGTGTGCCAAGCCGCAGACGTGATTCACTGGAAGTTTTTCAGCTACGACACGATTCGTGGTCGATCGCCGCTGCTGTCGCTAGGACAAGAAATTGGCTTGCAAGATTCCGGTGTATCCACGCTGCAAAAGTTTTTCTCTGACGGCCTGAAAGGGTCAATCCTGAAGGCAAAGGGTAAGCTCGGTGCTGATGCTCGCCGTAAAATGCGGCAAGACTTTGAGAAAGCACAGGCTGGTGCCTCTGCTGGTGCGCCGATTGTGGTCGATGACACTATGGACTACACACCGCTTGAAGTTGACACCAACGTACTAAACCTGATTACCAGTAACAACTACTCCACAGCACAGATTGCTAAGGCTTTGCGCGTTCCGGCGTTCCGGTTGGCACAGAACAGCCCGAACCAGTCCGTCAAGCAGTTGTCTGACGACTACGTACAGAATGATTTGCCGTTTTACTTCATGCCGATTACGACTGAATTTGAGATGAAACTGCTAGATGACCAGCAACGACATGACTATTCAATCAGATTTGAGACTAGTGCCGTTGCTGGGATGTCTGTCGATGACGTAGTTAAGCTCAAAAAGAACGGCGTTATTGTCGGTGATGAAAGTCGCAAGCGTTTGGGCATGAAGGCCACCGGCTTGCCAGATATGAATAAACTGGAAACTGACTTGAACACAATCTTCTTAGACCAGCGCAGTGTTTACGTCGCATCGAAGGGAGGTGATAAAAATGACAAAGGAAATTCGAACAACCACAACGCCAATGGAAATTCGGGAAGCAACTGACGACCAGCCGATGTTGATTGAAGGCTACGCGTTAAAGTTCAATCGTGCATCTAGCCCGATGGGTGTTGGCGAATATACATTCCGCGAACGGATTGACCCGCACGCGCTCGACAACACCGACATGCGTAATGCAGTAGCACTCTTTAACCACGATCAGTCCCAAGTTCTCGGACGCAACGGTGTGAACCTTGAATTATCTGTGGACGAGACAGGTCTGCGGTATAAGTTAACCCCGCCAAACACACAGCTTGGTCGTGATTTGGTTGAAAACGTGCGCGCGGGTATTATTTCACAGTCCAGTTTTGCGTTTACCATTCCGGACGATAGTGATGCCGAGAAATGGACACGCGATGGGGACGCAGAAGCGCCATACAACCGATTGATTCGCTCAATCGACCATATTTACGATGTTTCTCCAGTAACCACGCCCGCTTACCCCGATACCGAAGTAAAAGTCGGTGCACGGTCACTGGACGCAGTAAAAGCGCTCGATTTGCCGCCAAAGTGGCAGATTGAACGTGAAAAAATGATTTTGTTGCAAGGTCTCGACTAGTCGGGGCCTGTTTTTATACCCGAAAACAGGAGGTCAATCATGACTTTAGATGAAAAACTAGCTGCCATTAAGAAGCAGCTTGACGAAAAGCGGGCTTCTGCGGAAGCTCATAAGGCAGAAGTTCGTTCTCTGCTCGAACAGGACACTGAAGACGCCACTGCAAAGGCTAAGGAAGCACGCGCAGCGTTTGACAAGGAATCCGCCGAAATCAAGGACTTGGAAGAAAAGCGCAGCCTTTATGAAGGCGCACTCGAAGGCAAGCAGGAACCAGCTAAGACTGTTGCCCACAAGCCAACCACAGATGAACGCCGCAAGGAAATCAACGCCTTCATTCGTAGCAAGGAACAAGGCAAGGAAATGAACATTCCGGCATACATGCTCCGTGCTGGCGAAGCCTCTGCCGACCCTACCACAACTGGTGTGAAGTCTGCTGATAATCAGTCTTTGATTCCAATCGACCAATCCTACGTACCGCAACGCGAACTCCAGACTGTTGTTGACTTGAAGCCGTTTACTCACGTGATTGCGGCCAAGCATGCGCAGGGCACATATCCAATTGTCAATAACGTAAGCGCGGTTATGCCGTCTGTTGATGAATTGGAAAAGAACCCCGCACTGGCCAAGCCTGAGTTTATCAAGGTTGATTGGAAGGTCGTTACTCACCGTGGTGCGCTGCCAATCTCTCAAGAAGACATTGACGATTCTGAGGCTGATTTGGTTGGGATCGTGAACGAAAACGCGCAACAGCTTAAGCGCAACACGACTAACGCCGCCATTGCTGAACTGCTAAAGGGCTTTGCTGCCAAGACTATTACCAGCATTGATGATTTGAAGGCGATCAACAATAAAGCACTGAATCCTGCATACAGCCGCTCATTGATTGCTTCCCAGTCCTTCTACAACTTCCTTGACACTGTTAAGGACGGCAATGGGCGTTACCTGCTGCAAGATAGCATCATCTCCGCGTCTGGCAAGACTGTGTTGGGTATGCCTGTCATCGTTGTTAGTGACACCCTTTTCGGCGCAGCAGATGAAGCTCACGCATTCTTGGGCGACCTACCAAAGGCTATTCTGTTTGCTGACCGTGCTGACCTTGATGTTTCTTGGAAAGATGATGACATCTACGGTCTTTACCTGCGTGCTGGTATGTGCTTCGGTGTTGCTACCGCCGACACCAAGGCGGGGTTCTTCTTGACCTACACCCCAAAAGCGTAGAGCCGGTTACTCCGGCGGCTTTTGACCCAAGCGGTGACACTAAGCCAACCACCAGTAATACGGTTGACGAAATCAAAGCATGGCTGACAGCGCATAGCATTGACTTCACTGGCAAGACTGTGAAGGCTGACTTACTAGCACTCGTTCCTGCTGAATAGAGGTGGTACAAATGGCTGACGAAGTAACACACACTGGCCTGAACGATGCGCAATTTGCGGTGCTGAAAATGTACTGCAAGATTGACCAAACTGTGGAAGATGACATGCTGGACGCGCTAATCTCCAGCGTTTCAACACAGATTGCCAGCGCCGTGCAGACTGGTACTGCCCCTGAATCACTGCTCGCAAAACCTGAAACACGTGACCGATTTTTTACAGCCGTTATGAAGCAGGTCAAAGAAGAGTATGACTATCGGGGCGAAGGTGCAGACGTTATGCGCTATCCGCTGCTAGATACAGTCTCTGCTATCGTTAACCAACTTCGAACGGAGGTGTCTGACGATGCGAACGACTAACATGCGCGAACGCATTACGTTCATCTCGTATGGTCGGGGTATTGTGAACGGCGTACCAACAAGCAACACCGAAACCGAGCACATGACGGTCTGGGCGGAAGTACCTAAGACGCCACTGCGTGAGGCCAGCAATGACCTAGGTATTCGCACCGAAAAGCCAACGTTCATCGTGCGATTTTTAACTGATGAGGATATCGAACCGACATGGCGAATCAAGTGGCGCGGCAGTGAATACGAAATCACTGGTCTAGATCCAGATTATCAACGTCGCGACATTACGACTATTACTGCGAAGAAGGTGGGGTCGTGAGTGTAACTGGCGATGGTGATTTGCTTGCGAAGATTCAGGCGCTGGACAACGGCGTTCAGCGTAATGCTCGCGCAGCAATTCGTGATGGTGCAGAGACATTCGCCGATGCCTTGAAGACTGACACGCCTGTCTGGTCGGGTGAAACCGATGACCCCACCCACATGCGTGACGACATTCGAGCAACGGGTGTTCGTGACCGTGGCGGGATTCTTGAATCTGACGTTGGCTACGGGACAGACACCGGTTACCGCGTGCACTTCCCAAACAACGGGACTAGCAAGCAGTCACCACAGCACTTCGTGGAAGAGACTCAAGAACGTACACGCGGCAAGGTATTAGAGACGTTTTTGTCGCATTTGAAGGTGGGGGGTTAGATGCTCGCATTAAATTTGGTTTATGATGCGCTTTTTGGTAGCGAACAATTAATGCAAAAACTCGAAGATGTGCGCGGAACCGCCGACCCGCTAGGTGGCATTTACATTGGCACGCCTGATTTTGACAATACGACCGATGCGGATATCGTGGCTCTCTCTCCGTGGATTAGAATTACCGATTTGCCCGGGGACGATACTACGGACGCAGACGATGACCGCTTCCTTGAATATCCACGCGTGCAGATTGACTTCTGGTGTAAGAACGAGCTTTTACAGCAGACGTCAGAGATTGACACACTGATTCGCAAGGCAATGCATAGCGCAGGCTGGGAGCGGGTATACCATCATTCAGATGTTGACCATGACACCCCACAACTGCGCATGGTAACTGCATATTTCCAATCACAAGGGATTCCCGTTTAGGGGTCTCTTTTTTAATTAGGAGGAAAAATTATGACTGAAGCAACTCCAAAGAAGCAAGCCAAATTCGGCGCTTCTGGATTTGAATACGGGATTGTCGGTGACGATGAACTCGTAAAGACAACGACTAAGGTTCCCGGCCTTAGTTCCGTGAAGATGGACATCACGACCGAAACGAAGACTTTGGCCGCCGATGATGGCCCATACCTGATTCTCTCTGGCGGTATCACTGAAGCCACCGAAACTATCGAAAACTACGACGTTAACAGTCAGATGAAACAGGACTTGTACAACATCAAGGTTGTAAACGGTGTGGAAGTCTACCCTAAGAACCTCACGCCAAACTACGTGGCAACGCTGTTCCGGACTAAGCTTTCCGGCGGTGGTTACGTATGGGTTGGGATGCTCAAGGGTATGTTCAAGCTGCCTTCCGTTGATACTAAGACGGTTGACGGCACACCTGATCCAACGGCTGACTCCATTGAAGGTTCCTTCATTCCACGTGGCGATTCTGACAACGGGAACGTTGTACTGATTGGCCGAGAAGACAACGAAGGATTTAACTTCGAACAGTTCCACAAGTGGGTATTCCCTGCCGAAGCTGCCGACGCAACGATTACTGAAATCCCAAAAGCGTAGCGGTGACTAAAGCGAAGTCTAGATAGACAGCAAGCTCGCCTAGTAAATACACAGTAGGGCAACCGGCGGGCGATGGAGGAAAACAACATGTACGAAATCAGTTTGAACATTAATGGTCAGGTGAATAAGTTCGTGCGCAACGGTGAACCCGGACTGGGCGACACCACTGCTGCGCTCAAGGTTCAGCAACAGCAACTGCGCATGTATGCCCGCGAAGACGGCCCAACGAATGCCGACTTTGACGCAAACGAAGCCAACCTTGCCAACTTTGCAGTGAACTTCTGGAACGGTCAATTCAGCCGCGTTGACGTAATTGCTGGTGCTACTAAGAGTTTGAAATCCCTTGATTCAATTAATAAAGCCATTGCAGATGCACTAGATGACGGCGAGGAACCGGAAGAACCAGCAAAAAAATCACGGACACGGACGTCCAAGAAGCGCTCAACAACATCTACGACTTCTACAAAGCCAGACTTGCAGACGGTTACAAACTAGCCGACATCGACAAGATGACGTTCCGTGATTTGAAGACCTTGAATGATATTTACGAAGAAAAGGAAACGACTATCGACAAGGCGTTCCCATTCTTATTTATGTAGAAAGGAGGTAAATTATGGCAGGAAGTTTAGGTCATTTGGCCGCCACTGTCTCACTGAACATTGACCCATTCCGCGCATCTGCGCGCACGTTGTCCTCCACGATCAAAGCAACGACTGCTGAACTAAAAGCGCAGGACATCGCGTTCAAGGGTTCCGAAAAGTCCGTAAACGGCATGAAGACCGTCTACGGAACACTTAGTAGGCAATCAAAGGAACTCGAAGCACAACTTGCTAGCGAGAAGAAGACACTCGAAGAACGTTCCGCCGCCGTTGCTAAGGGCGGAGACGACATGGAGAAGCTGACTACCCGTGAAGCTAATGCGGCGGCCGCGGTTAATAAGACTGCCGCACAAATTGCGAACAACAAGAACCGCATGGCCGCACTGAATAAAGAAATTCTGCTCCAATCTTCATCGTGGACGAAGGTTTCGCAGAAGGCGATGGCGTTCTCGAAAGTCACTGGTAAGATTGGCGGCGCACTGACTAGCTTTGGTTCTAAATTAACAATGGCCGTTACAGCACCACTGGCCGTTGGTTTTACTGCTGCCGCTAAGTCAGCGATTGATTTTAACAGTCAAATTAGCAGTATTGGCCCGCTACTGACAAACGGTGGCACTGTTACCGCGAAGTATCGCGCACAACTCGATAAGATGGCCGAATCCTCCAAGAAGTGGGCGGTTCAGTACGGCACGTCCACAAAATCAATCAACGATGGTATGTCCGAGATGGTTAAGCGCGGTTATTCGGCCGAACAGACCATGGGCGCTATGCCGTCAATTCTGGACGCAACCAAGGCTTCTGGCGATGACTTCAACGATGTTATGCACGTGTCAACCTCCGTACTCGAACAGTTCGGGTTGAAGTCTAATTCTACCGCCGGGATGCTCAAGAACACGCAACGCGTAACCGACAGCCTGACGCTGGTCGCAAACAAAACCGCCGCCGGTTTCCAAGACATGGGTGAAGCCATGACTTATGTTGGGCCAGTGGCTAATTCCGCTGGTATCTCATTGGAACAAACAGCGGCCGCAATCGGTCTCATGTCTAACCAAGGGATTGAAGGTTCGGTTGCTGGTACCGCGTTGCGTGGTGCATTAACCCGATTGATGAAGCCGTCCAAACAGAACGCGCAAGGGTTCAAGGAATTGGGTATTAACGTGGCTGACTTCAAGAAGGGCACGCTGACCTTGCCGGATATGCTGGACAAGATCAAGAAGAACACCGCCGGTTGGACGAAAGAACAGAAATCTGCCGCTATTGCTACGGCGTTCGGTACCAACGCGCAAGCTGGTATGAATGTGCTGATTAGCGAAGGTGGTGACGCACTCCGCAAGATGACTTCTGACGCGAAGAACGCTAGTGGGACAACCGCGAAGATTGCTGAATCCATGAATAACACGCAAGCTGCCAAGGTTGCGAAGTTCAAAGAATCAATCAACGTTTTAGGCATTACGATTGGTCAGAAATTACTGCCGACATTGACTCCGCTAATTGACAAAGCAACACAGGTGATTAAGTCATTCTCCGAAATGGACAGCCACACGCAACAGTCAATCATTAAGTGGGGACTATTTGCCGCCGCAGTTGGGCCAGTCGCAAGGACGTTAGGTTCCGTGTTCAATGTCATGCACGGCACCGGTTCAGCTATTGGTGCTGTTACTGCCGGTTTGGGTCGTGCCTCTACTGCTTCAAAAATGGGCGCAACGGGCATGACACTGGTTAAGACGGCGTTCAGCAAGACAGCGTTTGAAGCGTTAAAGATTGCGCCTGCCGCCGAAACTGCCGCCGCTGGATTGAGTACAACTGCCGGTGCTGGTACGGGATTACTAGCTGCGCTCGCACCGATTGCACCCGCCATTTTAGGTGTGGCCGCTGTCGCCGGTACGGGTTACGCCGTGTGGAAACTCTGGGGCGAGGGCGCTGTTGAATCAGCCAACCGCACTAAAGAGTGGGGTAGCGATATTGGTGCTTCTGCTGACAAGTCTGCTGGTGCGATGAAGAAGGCTTCCGGCGAAATCTCGGGTGCACTCGACAACACTAATCAGTCCACCAAGACTAACGCAAAGCAGATTGCAGAAGGTTTTAATTCGATGACTAAGGCGGCACAGAAAGCCGCCATTGAATCCGACAAAGCCGCCAAAAAACTCGCTAAGTCACTCGGCGGATCCGCCGGCGATGAATTGCTAAAAGCCGCCGCCAAGGAAAAGGCCGCCGATGATAAACGCATTGCCCAGATGAAAGCGAACAATAAGCAAGCTGAATCCATCAGGCGCTCTGCTAATAAGACCGGTGAAGCGCTGACTGCCGACCAGATTCAGATTCTGGATAATTTGCGCAAAGACGATGCAGAAAAAGCGGTTAAAACGCTGAAGCTATCAGGCTCCGAACAGAACAACGTTCTGAAGGCTATTCTCGGCGAAAAAACCAAGATGACTAAAGAACAAGCCGACAAACAGTTGCAGGATTCAATTCTGGCTTGGAATGATGAAGCAATTCAGAACAACAAAGCACAACAGAAGATTAAAAATGACACGCAATTAACCACCGCTGAAAAGAATGCCGCACTGGATGGTCTGGAAAAAGACCACCAGTCAAAGCTGAACACGATTTATCAAGGCGCAATTCAGGCGATGAAGGCTCAAGGCTTGTCTAACCATGAAGTTCAGGAACAATTGCAGACTGACTTCGGCATTACGGCTACGCGGGCGTCCAAAGCGATGAACACCTACACCAAAGCGATGAACAAGGGCGTTAATAGTAGTAAGCAGTTTGCGGCCGCTGTCTCTGACGGCATGACCAAGAACGTGAAGAAGGCTGGTAACGCGTGGAACGCACTGGTACTTGACCCGAAAACAGGGAAGGTGAAAACGAACCTCAAAGAAGTTCTAGCGGACACCGCAAGTACCAAAGAAGGCTGGAAGCAGTTAATCTTTGAACTTAAATACGCAAAGATTAGTAGCAACGCCAAGCAAACGATAGTAGACGCATTAGCAGCTTCCGACCAGTGGAAGTCGATGCCAACTTGGGAGAAGACCGCTGTCATCATGACACAAGGCCGCGACCAGTTAGCACAGATTATGACTGATTTCGCTAATTGGGACAGTTTCTCGCTCAAACAGCAACAGGCAATTGTCCACGGTGATTACACTGCCTTGGTTAATGCACTTATTAAAAGTGGCGATTGGCAGAACCTGTCACTGAGGGAAAAGAACGCGATTGTAAAGGATAAGGCCACAGTTCCATTGATTAGCGCACTGGATAAGATGGGCACTTGGGACAGTCTTCCAGATTCTGCAAAGAATGCGGTCGTGAATGCCAAGGGTCTTCCACAGATTGCCGATTTGGCCATCAAGTACAAAGCATATGACAAGCTTCCTGATTCGACCAAGAAGGCAATGCTGAATGACAAGGACATTCGGGAAAAGCTGATTAAGGCTGGAATTTTAATCGACAAGTATAACCTAAATAAGCCAAAAAAGAAGGTTGCGAATGCTGATACCAAGAACGCACAGAACAACTTTGGATTAGGGACAAAAGCTGTTGAGAAGTACAAGAAGACAAGCCCTGGTTCAACGAAAGTGGCTAAAGGTAAGGACAACACGTCAAAGGTTATTAATGCGGCCACCAAGAGCACGAAGACGTTCGCTGGTACATCCGTGGGCGGTACTAAGATTGCTCGTGGCGCTGATTATGCTAGTCCTAGTCTCAAGAAAGCCAAAAGTAGCGCCGATAATTGGAGAATGTCTTCAACCGGTTCTACTAAGACCGCTAAAGGTCAGGATAACGCCAGTGTGCCACTCGGTAGAGCCCACCTTTCATGGAAACGCATGGGTGGCAACGAGACAATCAGTAAGGTTGTGAACTTTGTCGCTAACGGCGCTAAGGCCGTCAAGAAACTGTTCGGATTCAAGAATGGTACAAACGACCTTCAGCAATCCCTTGCTGTGGTTAACGATGCCACCGGTAGTATTTTTCGCGAAGCCATCACACTTCCGTCCGGTGAAACGTTTATCCTACGCGAACGTAATGCCGTTCTAGCGCTGCCACGCCACACGCGTATTGAGACTGCAACTGCCACCGCTCGTAAGTACGGTATTCCACGGTTTGCTAATGGAACAACGGACTTCACCGGTGCCACCAGCACATTGCAGAACCTGCACAGTCAAACAGTACAATCTATTAACGTGCAGTCTGCATCTACCGACAGCGGTGTATCAAAAGCACTAAAGACACTCAATGCGTTGGTCGCAGAACTGCTGGACTACACTCCTTCAATAGAGGGAACTGTTCAACTAGATAACGGGCGCGAGGTCGGAAGGTGGGCGGCAAAAGGTGTTAGCGAAGAGCAAGCACGCACAAGTCGCATGTATAACCGTAATAGAGGGGTGATTAACTAATGACGATCATGTATTTTAATGGTAATCAAATTGGTGACCGGTTTTTACAGTTCAATCCGAAACGCGAAATTCTCCCCGAAATAGAAAATGCGATGGTCACAGTTGGACGCTCCAATGGTGGACGATTTCAATACGGACGGTTTAAGCCACGCGTAATTACTGTGGATTATGATGTGTCAACAATCTCACAGCGCGAGTTTGAAAAGCGTATGGCCCCACTGCTGTACACAACCGAACCCGCAAAATTGGTATTTTCTGATGCACCAAACGAATACTGGATGGCTAAAGTCGATGGGGCAGTCAGTTTAGAGCGAGCTTACTACCTTGGTTCGGGTACAATCAATTTCATCGTCCCCGATGGTCTGGCGCACGCGACTACCCCGACCGTGGTCTCTGGGCTCTCGCCACTGAAGCTACCGAACGTTGGCACTGCACCAGCGTGGCCGATTTATAAAGTCACGATGAAGTCCGAAAACGGTTATGTGCAGATTGGAACACCGAAGGGCTATGTTGAGTTTGGCGACGCAGAGCAGGTGGACACGACGGAGCAGATCAAGGCCAGCAAGGTAGTCAATATCGACTACGCGAGCGAACCGACTGCTGACGGCTATGCGATGAACGCTAACTGTGTGACGGCCTATCCGCAGCGGTTGTTTAAGGACGGCGACGAGTACACCAATCACATGGTGGGTACGTTGCAGTATGGCCAGGGGCCATATAAGCAGACGGCTACCAGCGCGTTTGACGATGGCACGTCGGCCGCTGGTAGGGATATACCTAACTGGCATGGGCCAGCGGTGCACTTCGATGTACCCGAACCGACCGAAGACCCAGATTCATCGGACTTCAGCTACAAGGCCCGGGCGGAGTTTCAGGCCGGTGACGGTATGGGCCGTGAGGAGTTCACGCTCGAAAGTGGCGGCCTACCAGCATTCTCAATCGTAATTCGCGACTCCAGCAATTTTGGGAAGACGAAGATTATGGAGTGCTGGCAAGGGAGGACAATCATCGACACGCACACGCTGCCGGTTAAGTCAGGCACGTTCTTTGAGGCGTCAATCACGCGGCAAGGCGACAGCGTGCTGTACAAATTCGCGCAGATTACGGAGCTGATTAGCGATACGTCATATAAGGCGGGTTACACGTACAATTACCCGCTGAATGTCGATGGCTTGGCTGATGTGCCGATTGATGGCATCACCCAGTGGATGATGGCTTACGGCGAGATTATGCCAGTCCATATGTACTGGACGGACACGAAGTTCACATGGACGAATGTCG